ATAGATGGTGAGGGTAATACTGAATATTTTGAAAGTAATGCATATGAGGCTGTACTTGTTGTTATAGAATCTATTCAAAAGGATATGGCTTATATAAAAATATCAACAGCCAATTTTGAAGATTTTATTGAAAAATATAGTGTATCACAAAGCCAACCCCGGACTACTAATGTTATAACTCCTGCTAAAAAACTTGATCCATTCCCTGTTGAATATATAGCACAAAAATTTAACGATGAGTATGAAAGAAAAGGATCCTCTAATCTTTCAGGAGACCCATTGATTGAAAGAATAATTGAAAGTTATTTTGCTCGCACTATAACACGAACCCAAACTGTTGATAGAGATAATAAAGTTGTACCAATAATAACTGTTGATATATAATGGCTTCAGAATTACCATTTATAGAATTTATAAAAAATAATAGTACAGCTACTTATAGGGGATTTAATGCTATTGAGACCTCGGATAATGGGCTTGAGGTATATATGTCTTTTCAATCTCTTTTAAGGTTTATAAGTGATAACCTTAATTTATTTGCTACACAAGAACCTCTTCTAGAAATTGATTGGGAAAGTAATAAACCCTTTTACCATTTATCTAGCCAAATATCAGGAAATTTAAGTACTCTTTACATATATAATGAGTATTTAGAATTAGAAGATGGGGTACGAAGTGATAGAAAACCAAAAGACACAAATAAAGTTCAATTTGCTAATTTTGCTCCTATTACTTTCTTCCAGTCAGAGGGAGGAAATGCAGATGAATTAAATAATCTAAATGCAACTTTAAAAGATGAAGCTAATATTCCTTTAGCTGCTGGATCTATCGACAAATATGTTTTTCCACAAGTAGGAAATTTAAATTTTGTTTACCTTAATATTGGTTACCTATCTAGATTAATGGTTATATTATCTAATAATCCTTCTAGTAAATTAACTTTAAGTAGTTTTCTTCAAACAATATGTGATGAAATAAATAAACTATTAGGAGGAATAAACAATATTCAAGTCATTATTGATGATGAAAGAATATTAAAAATAGTTGATTTTAACCAGAAAAAAATAAAAAACATACATACCATATTGCCTCCCGAGGCCGGTACTATAACACGAATCAAACCACAAGGTTTAGGTACCTTTGTAGAAGACATAAATGTTCAAAGCCAAATAACTAAAGATGTAGCAACATCAATTGCTATTGGAGCACAAGCCCAAGGCAACCAAATATCAGAAGATGCAGTTACTTTTAGCCGACTAAGTAAAGGATTAGAAGATAGAATATATAACCAAAAACAAATTACCAGACCTAATTCAAGTTTTATAACCTCCACTACTTTTTTAAATAATATATTTAACTCCCAATTAAAGGCATATACTGAAATAATTAAAAACCAACAACCTGTTAATAAAAATATTCTTGGGGGTAAAATTATAGCTAAAAGTACAGAATTATCTAATAATTCATCAATAATAAGAGACTTCAATCAGGCGGTAATAGGAAAATTCACAGAAACTAACCAATCAAACCCTAGTTTTATACCATTAAAAGTAAGTCTTACTTTATATGGTATTAGTGGAATAAAGCCATACCAACGATTTACTTTTGATAATGTTTTTGGAGATAGTGAAGTATTACCATTACAATACAATAATATTGATTTTATAGTATTAGGAATATCTCACAAAATAGAAATTAACAGGTGGGTAACTCAAGTATCTGCTATTTCTGTGTTTAGAGAAGAAGAAAAAACACCAGAAAATGTTGTAAATATCCCATTAGCCCAAGTGATTCAACCCCCTAATGAAGTACAAACAACAACGGGCACTGTAACTATCCTCCCAGGAAGGTACAGTACATTTATAGATAATAATCCATTTAATTTACGTCCAAATAGTGGTCCTCAATTTAATGGTTTTATAGGTATAAAAGAAGGATTTAGAGGAGCTAATTCTATTGGGTATTTTGCTGTGTTTGATACAGAAACAAATGGAGTTAGAGCAGGATTGAAAAATTTAGAAGGATACTTTACTAGAAGAAAGCTAAATAATATTAAACAAATAATAAATACTTATGCTCCTCCTGGATCTATTGGCCAAACTCAACAAGCAACTACAGGGTATATTAATAATGTAGTTAATTATATGAGTACAAATTGGAAACAAGGAACTACAGAAACAACTACTCTATCATTTAGTGGTCCAAATGAAACAGACCAAAATAATATTAAAATGTTTAAGGAGTTAAATAAAGCTATACTACGACAAGAAGGTAAATTAACTTCTAGACTAATACAATTAATAGATAACTTTAATATCCGTAATTTGGCATAATGTATATTCCTAAGTCCCAAATATTAACCAACCAATACACTAATGGAAATGAGCTAGTATATCTTTCTAATAGCCAACCATACACAGGGTACTACTATATTTTATCCAATAATACCATTTTTTCAGGAAAAAACCCAAATGATGGAGAATCAAAACAACTAATCTTTATTTCAGATTTAACAAATAAAAGGGATGAATTCACTCAGGATACTAAAGGTTTAGAACAAACCCCTATTGTAAATTCAAATACAGTATATGATTCAGTAAGGAAAAGTAAAAACATTCCACCACCCCCTTCTTCATTAATAGAACCTGAAAGAGTTAAACCATCTCCGGGATATCCCTCATTTACTCGGTATTTTTTAAAGAGAGTATCATCTTTAGTATATATTGAAACTAGTAAAGAAGATTATGATAATATTGTTAATAAACTTCCCCAATATAATTTTGCTGCTTACCTTCCTTTTACTATATTATGGGTTACAAAAGGAGAAAACAGAGAACAAGTGTTCCTTACTAATAAACAAAATGTATCTTTACAAGAAAGAAGACAAAAGTTATATGGTTTAACCAATTACTTTAAAGATTTTAGTGAGTACTTTGTCTAAGTAAAATATTTTTTTTATTTTTAAAAAAAAAGGTTATGTTTTGGTTAGTAGAAAATAATACTCAACTGCAATATTTTATCGATGTTAATAAAAACAAAGATATAAAAGAGGCATATGTTGAAATAATTCAGGGAAATGACCTTTATCATCCTCGCATATCTACTCCTATTATTTTTTACATAAGACCAGTAGAATATAAAAAAGGATTTATATTTTCTTTAGAACATAATGATGCAGGATCCGTTTCTCCTTCTCTTTTAAAACAATTATTAGACAGTTTTGATACTATATATTTAAGAGATAAAAAATCTTCTTTGTATCATTTTAAACACAAAAATATTATTGATATAAATTTTATAGAATATAAAGAAAAACTAAATATCAATACTAAAGTACATACCCATTTTTATCAGTTATATAACCATAGAAACGATGTAAATAAAGTTATCCCTATAGTAAAACACTATGAGAGATGTGAAGAAATATATGATAATATAAAACACATATTTAAAAAAGATAAACCATTGTCTTTTAATTTTTATAATGATTTAACTACACATGTTTTTCATTTTTTAGAAAAAAGTGGGTTAACTATAAATTTAGATAAATTTAATAAACACTATGAAACTAACCATTCTTCCTATTCAATTGTTGATAACAAAATATTTACACACTATAACTTATACACAACTACAAGAAGACCAAGTAATTCTTTTAATGGTATTAATTTTACAGCATTAAATAAAAAAGATGGATCTAGAAAGGCATTTATACCACAAAACGATTTATTTATAGAAATAGATATAACTGCCTATCACCCTACACTAGCTGCTAAATTAACTGGGGCTCCTTTCAATATTGATACTCTTTACCAAGAAATAGGAAAAGAAAATGTGTTTAAGCAATTATATGGGGGTATACAAAAAGAATATCTAGACCACCCTTATTTCTCACAATGCCAAGAATATATAAACGAAACATACTCAAAATTTAAAAATAACAATCATATACTAGCCCCTATTTCAGAATATGCCTTAACAGACATATCTAAACCAAATCCTTTTAAACTTTTTAATTATCTTTTACAAAACTATGAAACTAGTAACAATACATTGATATTAAAGGATATTTTTACATTATTGAAAGGTAAAAAAAGTAAATTAGTTCTTTATACTTATGATGCTTTTTTAATAGATTATTCTAAAAAAGATACAAAACAAATTATTAAGGATATATTAAATATATTCGATAAGTACAACTTGAAAGTAAAAATAAAACATGGCCTTAACTACGACTCCTTACTTCCCCTATGATATTTATCCCGGACAAGAGAACATCATGGGGAAAAATAGACTTTTCTGTACATTTGTTGAAGAACAACAAATAGACAGCTTTATAGATTATATAAAAGATAATTTTGGAATACTATATAATAAAGTTTTTGTTTTAGAGATAAAAAAAACTAACCAATTTGTATGTACATATAATGTAGACCAAAACCCACAAAATATAATACCTGAAAATACAGTATTAGTTCATAGAAAAAAAGAGCATAATACTTTATATACTATCAATGCACTAAACGAACTAATAAGAGAACTAAATGGGGGTATAGTAGACCCCAAATACATGGTACCCTGGCAGCAATATAGAAATACCTTACTTCTTACCCAACAAGGGGAATTTAAATCGTTGGGGACCAAAATTTATAAAATTGTTGAGCTTTAACCTATCTACACCAAAAAATTTGGAAAAGTAGGTTTTTGTTCTTATATTTAAAACAATAAACAAAAAAGTTATTATGAATCTAAATGTTATTAGACAGAAATTAGACTCAATGTCTAAAAAAGGTGGTCAATCTGGTGGTGTTGATCGAAAAAAGAATTTTTGGAAACCATCTGTAGGAAAACAAATTATTCGAATTGTTCCTTCTGCTTACGACAAGGAAAATCCTTTCAAAGAAATGTATTTCCATTACGGTATTGGAAAACGTACTATTTCTTCTCCAATGAACTGGGGTGAAAAAGACCCTATTAAGGAATTTGCTCAACAACTTTATCAAACACAAGATAAAGAAAACTTTAAGTTAGCTAAAAAGCTACAGCCTAAAATGAGAGTATTAGTTCCCGTTATTGTACGTGGTGAAGAACATCTAGGAGTACGTTTGTGGGAATTTGGTAAAGGCATTTACATGGAATTTTTATCACTAGCAGATGATGAAGATATTGGGGATTTCACAGACATTTTGGAAGGTAGAGACATCACTGTTGATACAGTAGGTCCAGATGTTACTGGAACTGCTTACAACAAGTCATCAGTACGTGTTAAACCTAAAACTACTCCATTAGCTGAAAGTAAAACTCAAATTAAGGAATGGTTAGAAACTCAACCTAATCCTTTGGAGCTATTCAAAAAGTATGAATACAATGAGATTAAAGCATTTTTACAAGAATGGCTTGCCCCTGATGATGAGGATGATGATAATGTTGATGTTAGTTCAACTGTTGACATAAAAGAAGAAACTCCTAAAGAAGAGTCTAAACCCAACTACCAACTTTCCAGTAACAATGGTAAGAAGGATAAGTTTGATTCTATTTTTTCTGATGATGAGGATGATGATTTACCCTTCTAATTATGGCAAGATCAAAGAAATCTCTTACAGAAGCAGTTTCTGCTGAACTGCGTTCTAGTTTTAATCTAGAATCTTTTAAAAATAAAAAAGGATTAGGGACCAACGTTAAATTCAAACCCCAACGTTGGGTCCCTCTCTCCCCTGCTTTCCAAAGCACTACTAGTGTACCTGGTATTCCTATGGGGCATATTGTCCTACTAAGAGGCCATTCAGATACAGGTAAAACAACAGGACTAATTGAAGCAGCCGTATCTGCTCAAAAAGCAGGTATACTCCCCGTTTTTATTATTACTGAAATGAAATGGAATTGGGAGCATGCTATGCAGATGGGATTACAAGTAGACACAGTAGTTGATGATACTACAGGGGAAATCATTGATTATAAAGGACAGTTTTTATATGCAGATAGAGAAACTCTTAATACTATCGAAGATGTAGCTGCTTTTATTTTGGATCTGATTGATGAACAGAAGAAAGGGAATTTACCTTATGATCTTTTATTCTTATGGGATTCAATTGGCTCAATTCCTTGTGAAATGTCCATTAAATCAAACAAAAACAATAATGAATGGAACGCTGGAGCAATGTCAACACAATTTTCAAATAATGTAAACCAGAAAATTGTAATGTCCCGTAAAGAATCATCTCCATATACTAATACATTAGTATGTGTCAATAAGGTATGGGCAGCTAAAGCAGAAACTCCTATGTCCCAACCTAAAATGATGAATAAAGGTGGTTTTGCTATGTGGTATGATGCAACTTTTGTAGTAACATTTGGTAATGTAGCTAATGCCGGTACTTCTAAAATCAAAGCGATTAAGGATGGTAAACAAGTAGAATTTGCTAAACGTACTAATCTACAAATTGATAAAAACCACATCAACGGAATCACCACCAGAGGTAAAATCATTATGACCCCTCATGGTTTTATTGAGGATGATGATAAATCATTAAAATCATATAAAGAAAAACACACTAAAGAATGGTCTAAAGTATTAGGAGGTACTGACTTTGATATTTTTGAAGAAAGTAGTGACTTTGAACCAACTAATGTGTTTGAACAAGAACCCGATTAAATAGTATGTCTAAAGATCTTTTAAAATTACTTGATAATTTAAATCAAGAGGATACTGTCTCCTTTTCAAAACACAGCAGAGTATTACTGATAGATGGTCTAAATTTATTTTTTAGAAATTTTGCCATGCTTAACTATGTTAACCCTGATGGTATTCATATAGGTGGATTAAGTGGTTTTTTAAGGTCTTTAGGTTCATTAATTAAACTAAACCAACCAACTTCTGTTTATATAGTATTCGATGGAGTAGGTTCTTCAAATAATAGAAAAAACCTGCTCCCCGAATATAAATCTAATAGAAATAATACCCGTATTACTAATTGGGAAGTTTTTGAAAATTTAGAGGAAGAAAATGATGCTAAAATTGATCAATTATCTAGATTAATACAATATCTAAAGTGTTTACCTGTAAAAATAACAAGTATTGATAAAGTAGAGGCAGATGATGTATTAGCATATTTAGCTAACCATATTACTATCAAACATAAAAATTCAAAAGCAACTATTGTTTCCAGCGATAAAGACTTTATACAACTTGTAAATGATAATATTACTGTATATCGTCCTACTGAAAAAGAACACTATTATCCCCAAACAATAATAAATAAAATAGGAGTATTACCTGAAAATTTTATTTTATATAAAACTCTCCTCGGGGATAAATCAGATGTAGTAAAAGGAGTAAAAGGTTTAGGAGAGAAAAAACTTATTAAATTATTTCCTGAAATAAAAGAAAAAGTAATTTCTTTAGAAGATATTCTACAAATAAGTGGTGAAAAATATAAAGAAAATGTTATATATTCTAGAATAGTAATGATGGAAAGTGATTTAAGGAAAAATTTTCAAGTAATGGACCTACAAAATCCTTTGATAGATCAAAAAGAAAAACATATATTAGAGGAATTAATAGAAAAAAAGGCATATGATTTAAATCAAGAAGTATTTATAAAATTATACACACAAGATGGTTTAGGAACATCTATAAGAAATCCTAAATATTGGTTACAAGAAAATTTTAAAACATTAACTGGTTATAACAAATGACATTAGGAAGTTTAGAAGCATATGGATCTTCTTTTCAAATAAAAGTAATTGCTTGTTTATTGAATGATAAAAAGTTTTTACAAACTATACATGATATTCTAAAAGAAGATTACTGGGACAACCATTCCCATAAATGGGTAATTAAACAAATTGTTCTCTATTATAATGAATACCACACTACTCCTACTATGGAGTACTTAAAAATACAAGTAAAAAAACTAAATAATGATGTTCTTAAAACTGCTATAATAGAACAGTTAAGAGAATGTTACCGTATCTGGGAAACAGATACAGATTTAGATTATGTAAAGGGAGAATTTGCTTCTTTTTGTAAAAACCAACAACTAAAAAATGCTCTACTAGACTCAGTAGAACTACTAAATGCTGGTGATTATGATTCTATCAGACTATTAGTAGATGGAGCACTAAAAGCAGGCCAGGACAAAAATATAGGACATGAATACGTTAAAGATTTAGAAAGTCGCTATCGTTTAGAAGAAAGAAAAATTATTCCTACTCCTTTTCCTGAATTTAATACTTTACTTCAACAGGGATTAGGGAATGGAGATTTGGGGATTGTGTTTGGTTCCCCTGGAGGAGGTAAATCATGGTGTTTAGTAGCAATGGGAGCACATGCTGTTGAACTAGGGTTTAATGTAATACATTACACATTAGAATTAGGAGAAAGTTATGTTGGTAAACGCTATGATGCTTATTTTTCCCAAATACCTGTAAATGAAATTGATAAGCGTAAAACAGAAATATCTCCTGTAATTGATAAATTACCTGGTAATCTTATTATTAAAGAATACCCACCTAAAAAAGCATCTATTCTAACATTAGAATCACATATTCAAAAATGCACAGACTCAGAAGTTAAACCAGATTTGATTATTATTGATTATGTTGACCTTCTTTCTGCAAAAAGACAATCTAAGGAACGTAAAGAAGAAATAGATGATATTTATATTAGTACCAAAGGTCTTGCGCGCCAACTTAATATACCTGTATGGACTGCATCTCAGGTTAATAGGGCTGGCGCGAAAGATGAAATTATTGAAGGAGATAAGGCCGCAGGAAGCTATGATAAATTAATGATAGCAGATGTGGCCATTTCCCTCTCTAGAAAACGTCAAGACAAGATCAATGGTTTGGGAAGATTTCACATTATGAAAAACAGATACGGTATGGATGGCCTAACATATAATTCGAAAATTGATACTACTACTGGTAGGTTTGAATTATTAGGTGAAAACAATGAAGAACTAGAACCTACATCTAATACAAATAAAGGTTATGCTACTGAAATAAATTCTATGGATAAAGAAATATTAGCAAATCAATTTTTTAAACTACAAAATAGCCACTAAAACACAAAAATGAACATTGAACAAAGCATACTATCTGACGTTACAGTGCATATGAAATATGCAAAATACGTCCCTGAACTAAACCGAAGAGAAACTTGGGAAGAACTAGTTACTAGAAACAAAGAAATGCACATTGAAAAATATCCAAAATTAAAAGAGGAAATTGAAGATGTGTACCAATATGTTTATGATAAAAAGATTCTTCCATCAATGCGATCTATGCAATTTGCAGGTAAACCTATTGAAATAAATAATGCTCGTATTTTCAATTGTTCTTATCTTCCCATAGATGACCATAGAGCTTTTTCAGAAATTATGTTTTTACTCCTTTCAGGATGCGGGGTTGGTTATTCAGTTCAAAACCACCATATTGATAAACTTCCTGAAATTAGAAAACCATTAAAGAAAAAACGTTATTTAGTAGGTGATTCTATTGAAGGATGGGCTGATGCTGTTCGCATGTTGATGAAATCATATTTTGGTGTATTATCATGGGCTCCTATTTTTGATTTTCGAGATATTCGCCCTAAAGGAGCTCAATTAATTACCGTAGGAGGTAAAGCACCAGGACCAGAACCATTGAAAATTGCATTAACCCAAGTTCAAGCAATATTAGAAAATAAAGGAGATGGAGAAAAATTAACATCATTAGAATGCCATGATATTATTTGTCACTTAGCAGATGCTGTTTTATCTGGTGGTATTCGTAGGGCTGCTTTAATTGCTTTATTTAATTTAGATGATGATGATATGTTAACTTGTAAGTTCGGAAATTGGTGGGAAATCAATCCACAACGTGGTCGAGCTAACAATACTGCTGTTATTATGAATAATATGATTGAAAAAGATGAATTTTTAAATCTTTGGAAAAAAATTGAATTAAGTAACTCTGGAGAGCCTGGTTTTATTTTTACAAATGATAAAGACATGGGAACTAACCCTTGTGCTGAAATTAGCTTAAAAGCTAACCAGTTTTGTAATTTATGTGAAATAAATGGAGCTAATGTTGATTCTCAAGAAGAACTTAACAATAGAGCTAAAGCAGCCGCATTCATAGGAACATTACAAGCTAGTTATACTGATTTTCATTATTTGAGAGATGTTTGGAGAAAAACAACTGAAAAAGAGGCATTATTAGGAATAGGAATTACTGGTATAGCTTCTGGAAAAGTAACAGATCTTAATTTAAAGGAAGCAGCAGAAGTTGCTACTCAAGAAAATGAAAACCTAGCAAGTATTTTAGGAATTAATAAAGCTGCTCGTGTAACAACAGTTAAACCTTCAGGCACAACATCTTTAGTATTAGGAACATCATCAGGAATCCATGCATGGCATGATGATTATTATTTGCGAAGAATTAGGGTAGGTAAAAATGAAGCATTATATAGCTATTTAGCAGAAAATTACCCTGAGTTGTTAGAAGATGATTTCTTTAAACCAACAATACAAGCAATCATTACTGTCCCTCAGAAAGCACCAGAAGGAGCTATTACCCGTAAAGCAGAAAATGCTTTGGATTTATTGGAGCGAATTAAACAATTCAACAAAGAATGGATCCGTCCAGGCCACCGTAAAGGAGTAAACAAACACAATGTATCAGCTACGGTAACTATTAAACAAGGAGAATGGGATGATGTAGGGCAATGGTTGTGGGATAATAAAAAATACTTCACAGCATTATCTTTCTTACCTGAGGATTTAGGAACATATACACAAGCCCCTTTTGAGACTATTACAAAAGAGGAATTTGATAAGCGTGTTTCTTCTCTCCATAATATTGATTTATCACAAGTTACTGAACTAAGTGATGAGACAGATTTAAACGGTGAGTTAGCTTGCGCTGCAGGTAATTGTGAAATACAATAATGACTTCCAAAAAGAAATATAATTTATTTCCCTATTTAATAGCACTTTCAGCACTATCTATAAGTGTGTCTGCTGCTTATTATTCAGTAAGCGGTCTCAGCAAGTTATTTGCTGGGGCCAGCTTTGCTGTTATTGTTATGGCTGGCTCATTAGAAGCCTCTAAAATAGTGATTGCTTCATTGTTACATCAATACTGGAAGACAATGAATAAAGCACTTAGGTTTTATTTAACCCTTGCTACCATTATATTAATTGGTATAACATCAGCTGGTATTTATGGATTTTTATCTTCAGCATACCAGGAAACGGCAACCAAAGCCGGGGTGCAGGATAAGCAGGTTGAATT